GGTCTGTTCCTTCAAGAGTGTGCTGGATAGGCAATGCTGCAAGATGGAGTGTCTGTTTCTGTGCGATTTTCTTCTGGAACGGAATAGATGTCCTCTTGTACTCGATTTCATAGAATGAGCCATCTTTCAGCTTCATCGTGATAGAAGGCACATTCTCGTCAGAGAGTATCTTATGGCAATCCGGGTCAAGCTCAAGAGCAAATTGTTCCTGTGGCACCACAAACCTCTTGATGCGAGGTGATGTAACGGTGATGGTCTCACCTACATCAACCTCTTTCTTGGAGTCTGCGCTTGAGTCGGTTTTGATTTTGGCCCCTCTTGTAAAGGGCTTCTTCTGGAGCATAGTTTCTGGGTTGTTAAGATACCCTTGAACTATCTCCTGCTTCTTTTTATTACCATCCTGTTCCATAATATATTATTGTCTGCGGATTAGGTTATACTTCTTCATTAACTCTTCCTCGGTGGGGATATATGTCTCGTGCCCACAATACTGACATACGGTGTTGAATTTCTGTTCCACAAATACCACACTATCCTTAACATCAGCATTGACCTTAAACTTATCATTCAATTTGATGCGGAGGTCGGCCTGTATTTTAAAAGCATCCTTAGCCTCAATCTTGTTTTCATCCAGAGCCTTCTGTGTAGCTGCAATAAGTGCAATCATCTCTGCCTTATTCTCATCGAATGTTATGTCTGAGGCTCCGGTTTTCTCGTCTTTCTTCCCGAAGAGTATGACGTTGACAACATTAGCCTTGATATAAGACTTCAAGAAGCCTACTTTTCCGTCTTTTATGTAAAGCTCATATCCTCCGTCCTGACCAAAGACCGACCGATAGGCGAAAGTCTCATTCTCATACATCATCGATAACAGTGCGAAGGAAATGTCCCTCACCCCAACTTCATAGCCGCTACTTTTGCAAGCATCAATTATACTCAGTATCTCTTCATCTTTTATCATAGCTCAAGCCCATAAATGTTCATCATATATACTGTTGGTGGCTTCACTATATTCATAGTCGCCCTCATCCTCGACATAGGTTTCATCCAACTCTTCGCCGTAAGGAAAACGCAACACGGGGAACATGCGCATAGCGCAAGGGTCAAGAAGGTCCATAGAACGATTTCGGCCTAACATCTGATTCATCTCTTTCTTAGAGAAGAGAGCCTTCTTGCCTGATGGCATATCGCGGAAACGGACCACCAGACATTCTTCTACAAACTCCTGTCTAATGGTTATCGGGGTCTTGAAGTTTTGATGCTCATAGAGTCTTTCCGAAACGCTGTCTGCAATTGAGAAATTTCTTCTCTTGATGGCGTTTACCAGACGTATATAGCATTCATCTTTCAGCTTATTGGCTGTACGACCATATAATCCCATCGTGGCGTGGCCAGAAATGAATGGTATTGCATCCTCTATGTAGTCATTGATATAACGGCCTCGCACAGCATCATAAATGATATGAGAATCGGGCACTCCATGAGATGCAGCGAACATAGCAAGATGCTCAGCGTTCATCTTAGGTGTAGAATGTGTCATTATATCAATATCCTCAAGATTGAAACCGTTCCAGAACATTGCAATGTAGTTATCCGTTCCGGTGTCAGCAAGGTCGCATGTAACCCATTTATCGCCATTGACCTGTGGGTCGTTGTTAAACACTGCCTCAGCCAAATCGGTAGTGATTGGAGCATCAAGTTCATCATCAGGCGATACATTCCAGTTACCTTCAAGAAGCTGTTGTGCGTTTCTGCCGCCCATGACAGCTACAGAGCCCACATATCCGTCATTATTCTGCAACATAGCCTTATTCTCGGACATACGACCGAGATAGAATGCAAATGACTTGACGATGTCCTTATAAGTGGCATTACCTTCGGCTCCATTGATTCGATAAAGAACTCTGTCTATAGCGACACGTGCTTTATCGTAAACCTCTTCCTTACTATCACCCCAGACAACATCCTCTACACGCTCACCGTTAATGAAGAAATACCTCACCACACCATCGCGGTCAGGGATGATAAAACCGTCTGCTCCGATATACCAATCACAGAATTTGCGGAGCCAATGGTTTCGGTCCGGGTTGGTAGTCATACGCACCTTACCGGTCCATTTTGCCCTTCCACGGTTACGAGTATATATCGCTGTGAAACACTCCCATGTGAAACCTGTACCCTCATCGAAATAGATAAAGTCGTACTGACGGCCTTTGAAACGCTGCAACACCTTGTCACGAGACTGTTCGGAAACGTGTGTTACATCTATCCTGGCTCCTGACGGAAAATCTACGCGAGGTTCTCCACTCTCTACTATGGTGCAACCATCTCCATAGACCTCCTTAAAAGTATCAAGAATACCACCGGCAGCTTTGGTATCGCCGAGGTTGTTACGGAGAAAAAGACCTCTGAAATTGGGGTCCTCAGAAGGCTCCGCAACAGCCAGCACCGAGGCAAACGTTTTGCCGGAACCGAGGCAGGAACCGCCCACAGCGAAGTCCACATTGGACCTTACAAAGCGTTCCTGAAAGCCAGGTTGGGGACGTATAATTCGTTTTGGTGCTGCCATTTCTGATGCCTTTTCGCGCAAAAATAGGTATATCGTATGCGCGTATGAAGTTGATTTATATAAAAAGAACTTCATAGTGTAGTTTTAATAAAATAATATCATTTTCAGTGTTATTTCTAAGCATATATATTTGCGGCAAATCGAACTTTAACTTATTTGATTATGAAGTTTACGAAAGAACAGGCTTTTGAAAAACTCAAAGCCATTCTGACTAACGACGGCAAGAAACCCTTGCGTATGTCAGAGCAGTCAATCAACAAGCAGTTAGATACCCTAATGCCGTTGATTGCGAGTGATGAAACCGAGTTGGATGATTTCGTTGAAAAGGTGAAACCCTCCTTTGAGACTATGAACGGGAACGCCGAAAAAGACCGGTCTGATTTCATTGAAGATTGGAAAAAGAAGCACCCGGAACAGCAGCAGCAACAGCAGCAGCAACAGACGAAATCAGACAATCCCGAGGTACAGGCCCTTATGGACCGTGTAGCTGAACTTGAGAAGGATAAGAAGGAAAATGCCACGAAAGCTGCAATAGCAGCCAAGAAGAGCGAACTTCTTACAAAACTCAAGGAGAAGGGGATAACTGATAAGGACTGGTGCAATGCAATGGTCAACGAAATCTCTCTGGATGAGAACACCGATGTAGATGCAAAAGCAACTAACTTGCTGAACCTCTACAACAAGAACAAATCCACGTACACACCCAAGACCCCGGGCTCTCCATCCGCCGGTGTTGATAAGGATGAGTTTGAGGATGTCAGGGATGCACGTAAGCAGGAGCTCGGAATCAAGGATGGTCAGTAATCCTTTCGTCAGCACATAAGAGAGTTTTCAACTAATTATCAACAAAAATCTATCTGTTATGGATATTGAAAATTTCAGAAAAGGTATCTACAACGGCAGAGTGCTTTTGCAGCAGTCTGGTGAGATTGGCGGACTCCGTCAGGTGTTCGTTAAGCTCCAGGGTAGCAAGAACGAGCTTGTTTTCCCGACCTTCGGCTGCCGCTTGATGAACCCCTTCAAGGGTCACGCCAAGTTCTTTGCTGGTGATTTGGTTGAGTATCGTATGGATGGTACAGGCTTTATCCTCAAGACCTATGAGGTAGCTGACGATGTTGCCAACAACGCAACAACCGTTTATATCGTCCGTAACGGTTATCGCCATATCCCGTTCGTAGGTGACGTTCTCATGGTGGCCCCTGATGCCCTCGGTGGTACAGGTAAGGCAGTTACCGTGTCAGCCGTCACAGCAACCACAGCTACCATTGGCGGACATTCCGTTGACGTTTGGCAGCTTACCATCTCCGCAAACTTCGGTGCAGCCGTATCGAAGGGTGCTATCCTGGTTGAAGCAGTTGAGGCCGGAGCAAGCAAGGCTATGCTTGTTTCCAACCCCAATATGTTCCTTCCCTGGGATTTGGAGTGCATCTTTGACC